AGAAAGAGCGTGTTTTATAATTTTATTACATTCAGCCTTTGAAAAAGCTTTATTAAAATACCAGTATTTAAATTCTACATTCATAGCTTTATAGATAGCTATTTTATATAGCAGATTTTATAATATTTACAATACTTCCCAAGAAAGAGAAGTAGTATTCCACACTAGGTTTTGTTGTGATACTCTTGCAGTTCCAAGCCATCTTTGATTTTCTTCATCCCATGAAATAGGATAAACATCAGGTAAACCAGTTTCATTATTATGTGGAAAATCTTTATTATTTGGATAAGTTACTGGTGCTTGCCATTTAAAGTCATTATCTAATGTCCAACTATCAAAAAGTTTAGCATCTATAAATACATTATTTACAGGATCATAAGTACCTCCTACTTGAGCATATCTTTTTCTAAAAGATCCCTCAGGGCTAGTTTGTTTCCAAACCCCTCCATTAAATAAATTTTGACAATATGTTTCTCCTTCTATAGCCATATCTACAGAACAAGCTTCATTATCTGCTACAATAATTTCTAGTACAACATTATTTTCATCTAATTTAGCAAATATTTTCATTAAGATATCTCCGCCGTTCCTGATACTGTGAATCTAGCAATTTTTCTTCCGTCTGGAGCTGTACTTGTAGTGTTAGTTCCAGGTGCGACTGTCCATGTATAATCAGAAGGTGCACTTAAAACGATTACTCCAGATCCTCCTGAAGATCCTCCTCCATTGTCACCGCCTCCGCCGCCGCCTCCGCCGCCGAGAGCGTTAGAGCCTGGACTTCCTGCGCCTCCTTGACCTCCGCCAGAGCCTCCTCCGCCAGAGCCTCCTGGTCCAGGGGGTTGGCCGTGAATATATCCACCGCCGCCACCGCCGCCAGCATAAGCGACAGATGAACCTGTTATACTAGATGTAAGCCCTGTTCCTCCTGGTCTACTAGCTGGGGATGATCCGCCAGCAGTAGTTGCTCCACCACCGCCACCTCTTGGTGCTGGACCACCATTATTACCTTCAGATGGGGTATAACCTCCAGCGTTACCTGTACCTGGAGAGGCTCCACCTCCTCCAGATCCGCCTGGAGCTGCTGCACCAGAATTAATACCAGATCCTTTTCCACCACCGGTAGATTCAAAAGCTGCAGCTAAATCTCCTCCGGAAATACCAGAATCACTACCAGAACCAGAAGTTCCACCTCCGCCTCCAATAGAAACTGTATATGTATTACCTGTATTTAAAAGAATAGGTGCATCAGAATCTAATGGAGAGTCGAAAGAAATTCTAGCTCCTCCAGCTCCTCCGCCTGCTGCGTAGTTTGCACCACCTCCGCCGCCTCCAGCAACAATTAAATAATCTACTTCAATAGCACCAGCGCCACCATTACGTTGGCCAAATCCTGCTGCTGATCCTGCGCCTCTTGAACCTAGAATTGGCATCTTTTATATTTCTCCTTTAAATTTACTACGCAAACTGTGTTAAAGACGCTAACGCTGTAAACGTAGCTGATCCAGTTTTAATAATAGTATATGTGTAAACATCTAATGAGTTAATATTTCCAGCATCTGGCGCGGCTCCACCTTGCCATTCTGGTGTAATACTTGATCCATCAACTTGAACAGCTGAATTGTAATAAGCAGTTCCACCTTGTTTTACAATATGAGCAATTGTTACTGATTCTCCAGTATCCATAATTGAATCTAATGAATTAGATCCATCTCCTCTAATATTTAATGTCCAGTTAGCTGAAGCATCTGTTGTTAAATTCCATACTGCTTGAGTTAATACATCATAGTTTAATGTACCAGTCGCAGCTGTTGCTTCAGTCGTAACTTTTTCAGCAACACTTTGAATTTTACCTTGACCATTGAAAGTCGCTCTACCAGTTCCTTTTGGTGTAATATTTAAATCAATATTAGTATCACCACCAGTTGCTGAAATATTTGGTGCATTACCTGTTCCTGCGTTTGCTATTGTAAATTCATTAACAGCTGATCCAGACGTAGTAAATGTAATTTGTTGATTACCATTTTCATCAAGAATACCATGAGCTGTATCTATAGTAATATTATTGTCATTAGTATCTAAGTCTGCTGAAAGTTGTGGTGAGTAATCAGATGATAAATCTGTAAATGCTGTATCAACAACATTAGTACCATCAGAGTAAACCATTTTAGTACCTTTGTCTGCTGCTGCCCAAGTTACTCCAGTTCCTGAAGTAGTTTTAACAGTTACTGTGAAAGCACCTGAAGTAGCATTATCAATGACGTAAGTTTTTTCAACAGAATCTGGAACAATAACATTAACTGCTCCGCCAATTGTACCTGTTAATTTTAATACTTGGTTTTTACCGTTTGATAAAGCACCGTTTGTAAAAGTTAAAGTTGCGCCGGATGTAATACCCAATGCATCATAACCACCGATTGCTTGTTCTAGAATTAATAAGTTTGTGTTTGTAATTTGTCCCCAAGTTCCTGAGTTTTCTCCAGTAGCCTGAACAGTAAGTTTTAAACTTGTTGATGTTGAGTTCGCCATATTTTTATACTCCGATTTACTTAATTTATTAAAATTTTGTTATAGTGTCAAACTATAAATTATGCAGCGTTGGTATTAACTTCTTGCCATCCTGGAGGATCAACCGGTGCTGTGCCAGTATTGATTTCGTTCCAAATCAATACATTTGTAGCTGTCCCTAATGCAAAAGTCAAGGCATTTCCTGTGACATCTACATTACATTCTGGAATAATTTCTGCTATTGAATTTAATGTAATAGACATCGATATTCCAGTTACATCTATTGGTGTATTTAAATCAACAGTCTCTTGACCTAATGTCATAGTCATTGTTTGACCATAATTAGGGTCTGCATTAAAGATACCATTACCCCATCTTGAATTACCCCAAGTAGAATCACCCCAGGACATTGTAGTATCTCCTGCTGAAGTATTAGCGTCTCCATGAACTTCTACGTTAGACAAGAACATAGCCATTGCTTGACCCGTAAGTGTTGCATCTGGTGCAGGGTCAACACCTGAGAAATTTTCAGACATTGCCATTACAAGAGTGTTTACTGGTTGATTACCATAAACTCCAAATCCCCAACTAGAATGACCCCACGTCGAAGCAGATTTAGCTGCTACTTCTGCGATAGTAATGTTATCAGCAACAACTGTTCCTAAATTAAAGGACATGGATATTCCACCTGGTTGTGCAAAAGCTGGATCAAAAGTTAATTGAGCAACCATTGATAAACCAGTTGGTTCTGCAACAAATGCAGAGAATGCTTCTACTGTTGGTGGAGCTGAAACTGTTAAAGAATTTCCTGTAGCTATTAAACTTGAATCTCCGTTTATAGAAATACCACTAGAGCCTTCTGCAGCAGTCATAGCAAGACCAGTTACTTGATGTACATTACCTGATTCTCCCCAAGTTTCTGTTCCCCAAGTATCAGAACCCCAACCTACATTTACTTCACCTGTAACAATAACACCGTCATTGTTAAGTGACATGGACATAGCTTCACCATTATTCCATTCACCAAATCCCCATTTATCACCACCCCAAGGAACATTATTAGGATTTGAAACATCGACAAAAACATTGCCAAGTTCTCCCCATTTAAGAAAGCCCCAAGTTTGATTATTCCATGCCATAGGAGTCTACCTCCTACTAGCCCGATATTCTTAGTATCGCTGCTGTTGATGTTGGCGCTGGAAACTGAATTGTGAAAGTACCTGACGTAGCTGTTTTATCTGCTCCAAAATCTAAAACACAAACCGCATCAGTAGTACCAGACCCTGATCCTGCTGTCGTGTTATAAATTAAAGCACCTCTAGCTGTCAATGTAACACCAGTAAAAGATCTATCACCAAAATCACATCTTGCTACACCTGCAGTCATAGAAGTTCCTAGATTAACTAGAGCTCCGCCGCCTTGAGCGTATTGGCCAGTATTAGCTACTTGACCACCTGTGCTATCGCCTGGGTAATTAGTAGTTGCAGAATTTAGAGTTGCTGTTGAAATGTAAAGAGCTAGCTTGTACGTATCACCACCTGTTTGTTTAAAACTCATTGCTCCATCTAAAAGTTCTTTTTTAAATGAATTACAAATTGCTTGTGTTATGGCCATAGTTTATCTCCTTATTGTTTTCCTATTCGAGGAACACCTGCTTGGTATTCATCCCGTCTTCGTCTTCCCATTTGTTCAATTGAGAATCCTTTGACTGCCTCTGTGTATTTTTTATCATATAACTGGAGCATGTCAACGGGTCCTTTTAAAAATCCGTAAGCCTCGACTAGGCAAGCATATAATAAGCCGTTGGGAAATTTTTGACTTAGGTATGTAGTAGTATTTGTAGACGATAATCCAAGAGTTTTCAAGATATAATTTAATTGAATTGTATAGGTCGCATTTGGAGTTGGAGCAAATACCAAAGTATTTTCATCCCAATAACTATAATATTTAGGCACTCCAGTTTCACCTTTAGGATTAAACTCTGCCATGAAATTAGTGTCTCTGTATTGAAGAAAATCTCTATTATCAGCTAAAGCTGTTCCATCTGAGTCTACAATTTGAGCAGATCTTACTATTAACAAATCATCAGGAGTATCTATAAATCTAGTATTAACAACTAAAGAAGCTGTTGCATATTTTCTATTATTATCGGAATCTACTTCTCTTAAAATTCTAAGTTCCGCATCTTCAATGAATCCATTTAAAATAGTATCTGTAAAAACATTACTGGATACTTCTGTGTAGTCTATAATTTTTTGTTTTAGTTCTGCGTATGTCATTAACTTCTCCCGTCCGTTATATTAACATTTAAAGGACCAGCAAGGCAACCATTTCCTCCACCAGGTCCATACACATCTATTAAAAAAGTACCTGGACTTGT